CCAGCATTTTGCGCCGCATTTCGGGCACTGTACCGGCTGCCAGTCCGGGTGCTTTGCCTGCACGTCCCCGTTCAGGTTCTTGTCGAGCGGTAGGCAGAGGATCCCGCCTTTTTCGCCTTTTTTCCTCGGTGAGAGGTCGATCCCGTGAGCGAGCAGCTTCTCGCGTGTTTCGTCCGGCTGTTCTTCCTGCTTTACTTCCAGCACTTCCACCTGATCGAGCGGGAGAGTGAAGGATCCCTGCGGTTCCCACTGCTTTGCCTTCCACGTTTTCGTGAAGTCCTCCAGCGTCTCGTTGCTCAGGCCCGCCTCTGTTTCGGTCTGGTGCATTGTCAGCATGACGGCCTCGTCGTCTGCGTCGTCCCAGCCATAAAGGTGCCAGCTCTCGTGGTTGTCATAGTCCCAGCTGGAGAGGTAGAGCACATGGCCGTCGATCGGCCAGCCCGTCCCTTTTACTTTTCCGGTGATAATTTTCGGCTGATATGCCATTGTTGTGTCCTCCCTTTTCATAGGGGAGAGCCGGAGCCCTCCCCGTTGTCGCTTATGCAATAATGGTGATCTGTCCGCGGTCTGGAATATCTGCGAGAGCTTCCACGAGGTAGCGCTTCACGTTGTCAACGGCCTGAGACTTCCAGATCCCGCCGTCTGCTGCCACGAGCTTGAAGCTCGGAGCGCCGCCCCTTCCTTCGCCGATTCTGAACACGAACTCGCTCGCTGGCTGCTCTACCTCCAGAAAAGTGCGGTAGGGGATCAGCTTCACCGGGTTAGGCACGAGCGCGTTCTCCTTTGTTGTGATCCCGGTCTTGATCACTGCCTGCTGGCTGATCCCGTCGTCGGAGTAGGTGGCCTGCTGGGTGTTCACAATGTTGCTGGCCAGCACCGTGACGGCTTCGCGGTCGTCGCTTGGTGCGAAGCACGACTGCATGGACACGAGAAAAGCCTCTTGATCATATTCCCGGCCGTACTCGAAGGACGGCAGCAGGGCGTTTACCTCGAACAGTGTCTCACGGTCACGCTCCGGCAGCAGTCCAGAGTAGAGCAGCACCTTTGTGGCGCTTACCACCTGAATGATCATACGGTCGCGCAGTTCCTCCCGGCTTTCCTTGATGTAGTCCACCAGTGAGGTGAGAGTGGTTGCCTTGATCGGTTCGGCCTTGTCTGCTGCGTCGTAGCGTCTGAGATCCTTCGTGCAGTAGGTTCTCCCGTTGATCTCGATCGTTTCCGGCTTCTCTGCCTTTACGGCCAGCCCTGCGATATATGCGATTGCTTCCTTGATACCTTCCATGTCTTTGTCCTCCTTATGCCTGAGCGGCTCTATTTGCGATTGATACCACGCGGCCGCCAGTCGTTTGCTGTCCGTCCGCGGTCTGTCCGTTGGTTTCTAATACTTCGCCGGTGTCTGGATCGTAGTCACGGCCCGGCAGCAGTTCCGGCGCTTCCTGAGTCTGGCGTTTTCCTCTGTTTCTCAGATCCAGAGGCTTGCCGCTCGGTGCTGCAGCAGCTTTCGGCGCTTCGGTTTCCTCCGGTTCCGGCTCGGCCACCTGCTCGGCGTAGTCTGTGAGATCCATTTGCCCGCGGATCTGGCCGTCGTACTCGGCGATCTCGATCTCTCCGGTGCGCATATTGACGCCCATCACCATTTGCGTGTCGATCGCTTCGGTGGCTGCGAGCTTTGTCGTGACTGCGATCGAAGTGTTCACCATTTGCCGGGATTTGTTCGGCGCGAACTTGATCGTCACCGTGATAGAACGCTTTGCCACTGCGTCCGTGTTTGGGTTCTGGATATTCTCGGCCACCTGCACGAGTGCCTCGTTGAGTTTCTCGGTGAAGGCTCCACCGGCCAGTGTTTCCAGATTGATGTTACTTTGCACTTTTGGCTTTCTGTTCGCCATTTGTTCGTCCTCCTTACATGATAGTGTTCAGCGCGATAATAAGCGCGACGACGGCCACGAAGGCGATCGTGATATTTTTGTTCTTTTCTTTGTCGTTTTCTGCGATTACGCCCAGCAATAGGACGGCGGCCACAACGGCCAGCAATACATTGAGTGCGATCATGTTCTTTCCTCCTTCCTGAGTCTTTTCAATTCTCGGCGGCTCGGCCCGATATATTCCGTTCTGTCCCAGTATTCCGGGTTGTGTCGGCAGCCTCGGCAGTCGTCGCCAGCGTGCGGGCAGCCTATACACTCGTTTATATGCCCGTATTCGTCAAAACTCGGCCCGAATATGCAGCAGATCGCGAACCCTGCCAGAAATATGACCAAAAACAAGAGCAGAGCAGTGAAGAACAGAGCGATCACGGCCGCAGCTGTTAATAGTGCCCGGATCATAATTCCACCGGCTCCTTTCTTTTCCATACCGCTTCGGTAGCTTTAGAGTGCGTGCATTTCCGGCGGCCGCAGGTTTCCACGATCCCCATGTCTTTGAGCTCTGAGAGTCTCGGCGCCACATAGTTGCGGTTGTAGTATGGGATCTTGCCAGCCTTCACCAGCTCGTCGGTGATCTCGCTCACTGTCATGGAGCGAGAGCCGAGCACTTCGAGGATCTGGCGGCTGCGTTCTTTCACCTTTGGCTGTACCGCCTCGTAGCTTGCTTTTCTGGTTGCTTTTGTGATTGTGTCCATGGTTTCCACCTCCCTTTAGTTTTCAGCCGTCCAGACGATAGCAGAGCGCCCCGTCACGTTGCAAACCCTCTTTCCGGCGTTTCTTACTTTTCCGGCTGCCTGCGCTTTTGTGAGGATCGGGCCCACGTCGCTGCGGCTTACCTGCTGGCCTCTGTCTGCCAGCGTTGCGGCGATCTCGTTCGCCGTCATGGTTTCACCTTTGAGCAGCTCCAGCACCATGTCCCTGATCGTCTGTGTCATGTCAGCACTACGCCACACAATAACGGCAGAAGGGAACGGCGCCGCGTCCTTTGCGTTTCCGTCCTCGTCCGTGAATTTGAGCCTCCCGCGCAGGAAGCGCACCTCGTCGGCTTTCCCGTTGAATATGTAGTCGTGGAAGTAGGACGTGTCCGTTCTGGCCGGTATGAGCATAACAACGATCGTCCCCGGCTTCTGGCTTTCTTCGTAGCCCTTGCGCACCCAGTCCTGAATGTGGCGGCCGTATGGAGGATTGCAGAACACGCGGCACCCCCCCAGTCAGCTTTCAGGCCGTCGTCGGCCGGTGTGAAGTAGTTCGCGCACTTGGCGCTTTTTTCGGTTGCTGCCGGATCGAGGTCGAAGTGGAACTCCTGATCCAGCTCAGCGAAGAACTCCGGCGGCGTGCACCAGTTCATGTTCTTGCTGCTTAATAATGCCTCATTCATGTGAATTTGCTCCTTTCTCTGCGTTGTATTCCAGTTCTATGCCTTCCAGCATTTTGAGCACTCCGGCGATATATTGCACCCGGTACGGCTCCAGATCGGCCAGCTTCATGTGCTTGCGGCCGTATATTTGCTTCATGTCCCGCCACACTTCCCACGGTACCCGGTAGAAGTCTTGCAGGCCCACGCTCACCAGAATGAAGGTAGCGGCGCCGAGCTCGTGGTGGAGTGTCAGGCTGCTGATCTGTTCCGGTGTCAGGCGGCTGTATTCGATCTTGTCGCTGTCCGTGTGCTTTGCCTCGAATACGACGGCCCGGCCTCCGGTGAGCGTGCCCTTGAAGTCCGGCTGGCCTGCCTTGGTGTAGCAGGCAAGAAACTGGCCGGATCTGTTCGGCGGTCGGAGAGGGCGCATAGGCTCCGGCGTCTTTTCCACCAGTGCCACGCCTTTGTCCTTGTACCAGTTCAGGCTTGCGGTGATCATGTTCTCGAAGTGTTCACCGGCTCGCTTGCTCTGGAGTCCGCGCTGGCTGCGCTGCACATGTGCGAGAGCTGTCGAAGCTGTCGGATCCGGGTAGCCCTCGCGGTTTTTACCCGGTACTGTGTCCCAGCTCATGACTCTGCCTCCGTGAATTGATCGACGATCAGGTCGTTGCCTCGGTTCCTGCGGAGCTCCTTCGCCAGCTGCTCGATCAGGTCGCCACTGAGGCACACGCTTGTGGACTCTCTGACGGCCACGCCGTTGAGGCTGCTCGCATGTCCGGGCAGTTTCAGCAGCACGTCACCGAGCACGCTCTCTGTTAAAGTGTCGAGCTCCTTCCTGAGCTTGTACACGTCCGCGGCGTCTCTGATCGGGATCTCGTTCGCCTGAGCGTATTCGATCTCGGCCTTCATGCCTTCGCTTGGGTTCTCTATGCCATACACCCAGATCTCGTCACAGAGATCCAGCAGGCTGATCCCTATATCCATGCCGACGGCCCGCTCGGTCTGGTTGGTGTCGTCGAGGAACTGTGTGCAGTAAACGTGCGGCGCGATCGGTATCACGTCCGGCCAGAGATCCACGGCCTCCCGGCAGTATTCCTGCGCCCTCTGTATGTTCTTTTCCATGTCCCCGCGGCACGGAGAGCAGATATAAACCAGTCTTTTTCTCATGCCCTTGCCCCCTTTGTTATATTCTCCAGTAGTTCGTTGTATAATTTTCGGTAGAGATCGCGCTCCGTTCTGAGTCTCACCAGTTCGGCGTTTATGCTTTCCGGTATTATCTGGAGCGGCCGGCTTTCCATTAGTTCTTTTTCTTCTGTTGGCTCCGGCTCCTTCTGCGGTTCCGTTTCCTGAATATTTTCGGCCGGCTGGCTCGTGACTTCTTTCACTTCGGCCGGCGTTTCTGTGCTTTGTGTCTGTGCATGTTCGAGGCTCCAGCCTTCTTTCCTTACGTCGAAGGCGTCGCCCAGTTGTATAATATCCGGATAGTTCTTCATGGCGACCGCTTTTGCGAACTCGTCAATCTCGTATGCGTAGTAGGTTATATTTGTAAAGCCCAGACTCTCCAGAACATAGCGCCCGGTCGCTATTCCGTCGAACATTGACAGAACGACGATAGGCTCGTCTTTTGGTATTTGCATGTGGCTGAGAATGAACTTGATCACCTCAGCTGTCCACCCGTTGCCCAAACATTTATAGCGCTGTGAGTCTGCGATCCCCTCCGTGTAGCCGTCCGGCATAGTCTGGAGGCGTTCGCACTCTATTGGTTTCAATTTTCTGATCACATAGGCACCGTCCGGCAGGTCAATGTCTTGGATCCCGTACCGCGTTTCTATTTTCCCGTCCTTTACGACGTGGTAGGCGTCTTTTTCAAGCGTATATTTTGCGAGATCTATCGGACACATGTATAACCCCGTTTTGCCTCCTTGCCCGCCTCCGTTTGCTGTGATATTTACACTTTTCCCGTATGGACTATAAACGCGGTGGGCTTGTGCCGGCGTTTTTATGTCTCCGATCCTGATCGGGCACGCCACCAGATTATCCTTTTGAACAGTGGTGAGAGTGTTCGTTTTTCCGTCCGTTCTCGGTTCAAGTTTCTGACCGATCGTCCCGTCGTCTTTGTACCTTCCACGGCAGGCTACACAACGAGCCCCGCCCTTTGCCACATGTTCCAGCTGGTAGAAGTTTTCCCCCTCGCTACTGTCCAGAATGTCGTCGAGAACGATCCCGCGATCTTCCGGTTGCCCTATGTCTCCGAGATTGTGAACATAGAAGCGCTGGCGGTTTTGTGCGCTCACCAGTGCGCTGTTTATGTAGTGGAGCGGTGCACCCAGCTCTGTGCTGATCTGTTCCTTTATCGCTTCGGAAGCGCTTTTGTTATTCTCGTAAAGAAAGTAGTCAGGTTTGAATTTTTCTTTTGCTGCGAGGTAGCACCGGAAAAGCTCCCACCCGATACCGCTTGCAGTTTTTTCTCTGCCATTATGTTGCGCTATACTCCAGTGCGTGCACGGGCTCCCGCCTATCAATATTTTTTTCATTCTGCCACCTCCATTTCTCCGGCTTCGAGGGCCACCCGGTCGGCTGCTGCCTCGATTACCCTATTTTGCCAGCCCCAGCTCAGTTTGTTGTAGGTTTCGTCTTTTTCCCTGCGGTCGGTTTCCAGCTGTTCCAGAAGCCCCCGGCCTCCGTCTGGCAGCACTGCGGCCGCTGCGTCTATTTGTTCGTTTACTGCGTCCGGTGTCATGCTTCGGGCTTTTTCTCGCTCATACATTGGCGTGTACTGCTGCATGAACGCCACCCGATCCATGCC